ACGATATAGTCAACCTGAAAGACCGGGTTTCCCACGCCGAGCGCGAGCGCGTCAAGCGCCTGTACATGGAACTCCAGAACATCAAGGACACCGAGGGCGGGCGAATTTTCAACACCGGAACGCCCTGGCACAAGGAAGATGCGATCAGCATCATGCCGAACGTGAAGCGATATCCGTACGACCAGACCGGGATACTGACTGCCGAGAAGATCGCAGAACTTCGGGCAAGCATGACACCTTCCCTTTTCGCCGCCAACTACGAGCTAAAGCACATCGCCGCAGAGAACGCGCTTTTCTCCACTTCGCCGGTATTTGCATCTGACGAGAAGTTGCTGTATAATGGCATCGCGCACATAGATGCAGCATACGGCGGCGAGGACGGAACGGCTTTAACGCTTGGAAAGCTGGACGGCGATACCCTTTACATGTTCGGGAAACTCTGGCCGTCGCACGTTAAGAACGTTTTGCCCCAGGTCGATCAGCTTTGCAAGCGGTTCCGGTGTGCGCCTATCCATTGCGAGATCAACGCGGACAAGGGTTACCTGGCCAGCGATATGCAGCGCATGGGTATGGTTGCGAAGATGTACAGCGAGAACATGAACAAGTACCTGAAAATCAGCACGTATTTGTTCAAGTGGTGGCCGAATATCGTCTGGCTCGAGGGCACCGATCCCGAATACCTGAATCAGATCATGGATTACACCGAGGCCGCGGCACATGACGACGCGCCGGACGGCGCAAGCTGCATAGCACGATTGCTCGATAAGCCCAAGCGGAAGAGCTTGATATAACCATACGAACGAGAGCGAAGAACTGCCCTCCCAATAGGAGTGACAGGATTGTACACAAAGTACACGTTCCAGGACTGGCAAGCGGCACGAAGTAAACCGGCAATGATCGCTACGATTGTTGCGGATTATAAAATGTCGCTTGATTTTGCGTATGCGCTCGAGGCCGATGCGTACTTTGCCGGGGATAACGTGGAAGTCATGCGCAAAGTCATGCTCCGGCTTGAAAGCGTGAAGTCCTCAACCGGCGAAAGCAAGGCCGTGAACAAAGAGGTCATAGGCAACCGCGTGGCGAGCAACTTCTTCTCGCGGTTCGTGATCCAGCAGAACCAGTATTTACTTGGAAATGGTGTACAGCTCAAAGATGATGCGGCCAAGGACAAGCTCGGACGCGCGTTCGATACTGCATTACAGCAGGCCGGGGAACACGCGCTTATTCAGGGAGTGTGCTTCGGGTTTTGGAACCTTGACCGTTTGGAAACGCTCAAGGCTGCAGTTGATAGCCGGAGCGGGTTCGCGCCGCTGTACGACGAGGAAACCGCCGCGCTGATGGCGGGCATTCAGTTCTGGCAGATCGCGGACGATAAGCCGACGTATTATCGCTTGTTTGAGATTGACGGCATCACCGAATACAAGCGCGTTAATCAGCGCGTTGTTGAGATCACGCCCAAGCGCGGGTACATTACCAAAGTCCGCAAAGACGCGATCAGCACGGAAACCGTCGGCGACCGCAACTATTCGGCACTGCCCGTGATCCCGTTCTACGGGAACAACCTATGCAGGAGCGAACTGACGAACAACATCAAGTCCAAGATAGACCTTTATGACAACATCACGTCCGACTTTGGCGACAACCTCGACCGGACGAACGATATTTACTGGGTGATTAACAACTTCGGCGGCACCGGCGACCAGATCATCGAAATGCTGGCTGAGATCACACGCATTAAGGCAACGTACACGGAAGCGGGCGCGTCCGGCCAAAGCACAGCAGAGCCGCACACGATCGAAGTGCCGTATCAGGCGCGGCAAACTGCGCTCGAGTTGCTACGCAAAGCGCTGTACCAGGATTACATGGCGCTGGACATGGACGAGATCAGGGGCGGCAGCCTGACCAACGTTGCGATCAAGGTCGCGACAACGAACATGAACCTCAAAGCCGATCGCTACGAATGGCAGGCGTTCACGTTCGTGCAGCAAATCCTTTTCCTGCTTGGGATTAAAACCGAGGATATCAAGTTCAAGCGCCGGACGATCACCAACGATAGCGAGGTCGTGCAAGATATCGCGCTCATGCGCTCGGATATCACGCGCAAGAAAGCGCTGGAGCTGAACCCGTACATCCAGGCGGACGAGATCGACGATATTATCAAGGATTTGGACGCGGAAGATGCGAGCGGCCTGCCAAGCGCGGACGAACTGCAAAAGCAGATTGACGAAATGAAGCAGACTCCGATCCAGCAACAGACACAGCAACCGAATAACGGAGGGGTATAGTATGGCGATTGTCAGCATCAACGAAACCACGGCGCGCGGGCTGGATACGCCGGGAGAAGCGACGTACACTGGCACCATCGAGATCACCAACGGCGCGGTAACTGAATCCGTCGCGTATGTTGCGGGCGGGACGCTTCCGTCGACACCTGCTGGCGGCGTGAAGATCGCAGAGATCGACGTTGATGCCGGAACGACCGCGATCACGAACGCCATGATTACCAAAACCCGCACATGGACGGCGGGCGGGGTGAACGACTAAGGAGCATTGTAATGGACGCAGCAGAACGCGCAAGCGCGGAAATCGAGCGCAGGGTAGCCAACGACATCAATGCGATTTATACGCGCTCGCTAAAGTCCATGCTTGCCGATCAGAAGTCCTTCCTCGCCAAGATCGCGGACATCGACGCAGGGAATATCAAGCCGCCAGCGTTCTACGACACGCCCGAGAAAATCCTGAAATGGCGCGCAGGATTTACACGAGAACTGCTGCGCAAGGAACAGGTGATTGCGGGTATCCGCGCAAGGCTTAACGCCGCAGGGGCAGAATCCGCGCCGGTTATCCAAAGCGCTATGGCCGATATCTACGCCGCGAACCGCACATTCACCGCGGGGCAGATCGCAGGCAAAGCCAATATCACCTTCGCACAGTACGACAAGCGGCAGATCGACATACTCCTGAAAGACAGCATGTCGCCGTTCTCGAAGATTGCGTACAAGAACATGGGCGCGAACCCGGCGATTGTGCGCAAACTGTCAAGGGAAATGGCGCAGGCTGCGATCAACGGCGAAAGCCAGCGCGATATCGTAAAACGTATCCGCGCCGTTACAGGCCAGAGCAAGTATCAGGCGACGCGCGTTGCGCAGACCGAGCGCACCAGGATACAAAGTCAAGCAAGATCGGAAACCTTGCAGGAAGCGGCAGACCTCGGCGTGAAGGTAACGAAAACGTGGAGCGCACGGATGGTCAATACACGCGATACTCACGCGGAACTTGACGGTGTTACCATCCCGCAGGACGAAGCGTTTCAACTGTCTGATGGTGATAGACTGATGTACCCTGGCGATCCTATGGGCGATGCGTCCAACACCATAAACTGTAGATGCGTCCTGATACCGGGGGTAGCAACATGAGTTTCAAGGACAACTCCGGCCAAGTCAAAAGCCAGATGGCGGGAAACGTCAAGGCCGCGCTCGCCGCGATGGGGATTGAGGCCGTAGGATTGACCGTACAGCAGATGCAAAGCGGGTATGGTGCGCCCATCAGACAGACAGGCGATCTCATGCGCGACGTAGACAGCGAGGTAAACGGCGATGTAGTGAACGTAGGGAACTCGCTGGAATACGCGCCGTTTGTCCACGAAGGCACGAGCCGCATGGCAGGCAGACCATATTTGAAAGACGCGATCATGAGCGGGCAAAGCCGCCTGAAACAGGTCGCGGAGAACGAACTCAAGAAAGGGTTCTAAGGCATTCCGGCATAACGCCGTTTGCAAATAACAATCGTGCGGGAAGAACCCCGCCCAAAGAAAAGGAGATTGTGACATGTCACTCACACGAAAAATGCTCGCGGCTATGGGTATCGATGCCGACAAGATCGACCAGATCATCGAGGGCCACACGGAAACCGTTCAGGGCCTCAAGGATGAAGCCGCAAGGTACAAGGCAGACGCGGAAAGCCTGCCTGCCGTCACGAAGGAACGCGACGAGTGGAAAAAGAAACACGACGATGTTCTTGCCAAGCAGCCGGACGCGGCCAAGGTACAGGCCGATTTCGACGCTTTCAAGAAGGACGTTGAAACCAAGGCGACCAACGCCAAGAAAAGTGAAGCGCTTTGGAAGAAGCTGCTGGCGGACGGGGCGAACCCGGACGCGAAGGAACTTCTGCTGCACGGGGTCGATTATGAATCCGTCAAGCTCGACGAAAAGGGCGAGGCGGACGTATCCAAGGTGGTCGATCCCATCAAAACCACGTATGCAAAGTATTTCGGGACTGTGGTCGAAAACGGCGCGCCGAGGAAGAACCCTCCGCCCGGACAGGCCAGCCCCGAAAAGGACAAGATGAGCGACGAGGAATGGTTCGCCGCAAAGCAAGCGGCCAAAGCCAAGCCGTAACCGCTCGCCCATAACGAAAGGATGAAACACGATGGCAGTAGCCACCAATACGCTTATCAGCATCACCGAGTTTTCCCGCAGGGTGCTCGACCGGCTGATCGAAAACCTGGTATTCCCCAACCTGATCTACAAAGACTTCTCGCAGGACTTTGTCGAGGACAAGGGCGCGTCCATCCAGGTCAAGAAGCCCGTTATCCTCAGTGCTTCCGAGTTCGTGCAGGGCACGGGCGTTGTCGCGCAGAACACCGAGCAGGAAAGCGTCACCGTTACGCTCGACCATCTGGCCGACGTGACCGTGGAATACACCGCGCTCCAGCGCGCCTGCAACGTCAGCGAAGCCGTGCTGAACAGCTTCATCGAAAGCGCGGCCATTGCGCTGGCGCAGAAGATCAACTCCGACGGCCTGCTGCTGTACAAGGACATCCCGTACTTCAGCGGCGCTGCGAACGCTGATCCCGACGGTCTGGACGACTTCGCCGGTGCTGCGCTCGTTCTCGACAACCACAACGTCCCGCAGGGCATGCGCAAGGGCCTCTGGAACCCGACCGCATACTCCAAGTTCCGTGTGCTCGACGCGATTGTCGGCGCGGACAAGTCCGGCTCCACCGATGCGCTCCGCATGGGTGAGATCGGCAATATCTCCGGCATCAGCAACTTCATGTCGCAGGCGGTCAAGACGCACACCACCGTTGGCGCGGGCACGACCATCGCCATTGACAATAGCCCGAGCGGCTATGTGATTGGCGATACCGCCATCCACATCGACGGTCTGTCCGCTGCGTTCGCGGTCGGCGACCTGTTCACCATCGCGGGCGATACCACGCAGTACGTCGTAACTGTGGCGAGCACGCTATCGACCGCCGACCAGGACATCACGATCTACCCCGCGCTCAAGAAGAACGCGGCCGACGGCGCTGTACTGACCCCGATCGCGACCCACGTCGCTAACCTCGTGTTCCACGAGAACGCTTTCGCGTTCGTCACCCGTCCGCTGGTGCTCCCGGCCGACAAGGAAGCCTATGTCACCAGCTGGAACGGCGTATCCATGCGCGTTGTGCGCGGGTACGACATGACCTACAAGAAAGACGTGATCTCCATCGACTGCCTGTACGGTTACAAGACCATGTACCCCGAGATGGCTGTCCGTGCGCTGGGCAAACCGTAAGCACTCCGAACCAATGACACAATAAGGGGTGGATAGCATGCTGATCGAGATGATGCGCGAGTGCAAAAACTTTTTCGAGCTTCGTAACGACGGGTTTTACCAGGACTATAAAACGCGTCCGCAGTATCCCGTGACCGAGTACGAGGACGATTATGCGATCTCCGAAGGTGTGCTATCCACCCTTGATTCCTCTATCCTGTCCGGCCAGTATATCGCCATATACGGCAGTACGCTCAACGATGGCATCTGGAAGGTCGGCGCGGCAGGCGCGCTCACGAGCGATCTCACAGGCGTAACAGCGCAGAGTGAAACCTTCCACGCGACCATCTACCCGCTGAAAGTTCCGCAGGACTTCGTGCTTCTCGCTGCGGAAATCACCGCGTGGCGCACGAAGATGGTCGAAGCGTCGCCGTACGCGTCTGAGAGCTTCCTTGGGTATTCCTACTCGAAAGCGCAACGTCAAGGCGGCGGGAACGTTACCTGGCAGGCGCAATTCGCCGACCGCCTCACGCCGTACAAGCGGATGTTCAAGGGGTTGCCGTTATGAGCCTGACTGACTTCATGGAAACGTTCAAGCATCAGACGCTGACGCAAACACCCTCGCCACTCGGCGGGTATTACGAAAGCTGGGTGGATGGAGCGACGTTCTCTGCGGGCATCGGGCTGGACACGAGCGCGGAAGCGCGTATTGCCTATCAGAACACGCTGAAAAAGCAGTACAGCATCATCCTTGCTGATGGCGTAACACTCACGCAGGACATGCGTGTCAAGCGATCCTCGACTAGCGTGATCTACCGCATAACCTCTAACTCCGCCGACGCGCACACGCCGACCATCGCGGGCGTTGCATACGCTAAGGTAACTGCGGAGGTGGTCGAATGACGGCGCTGCATACCGCGCTTCAAACGTTCTGGGGCGGGTTCACCTACGGAACCGCGATCAAGGCATATGAGCAGGGTAACGTTCCGAGTACGGCAACCTTCCCATACATCACCTATGAGGCGGCAGAAGGCGCTTACTGGGGCGCGACGTTCCTGACGGCTTTTGTATGGGTGAAAAAGGTAATCGGTGTGGACTGGCAAGCTCAGCGCGCCGCGATCCTTG